CACGCAGCCATGATGTTCACAGAGGTAGAAAACGCTTTCGGGGCTGTCCTTCTCCCATTTAAGGCCAAAAGGCGTGGATTCATCGCCAAATTTCAGATACTGCGCCTCCCCACAGTGCGGGCAGGGCACATAAAAACGCATGAAATGTGCCGACTCGTTAGCGGCTTTTTCGATCTGGCAGGAGCCTTTGATTTTAGGCGTCGAGCCGCGAATGGATTTTGGCCATACAGAGCCCTCAATACGTTTATCCCCCAGCAGGGTTGGCGAACCCTCTTTTTCAACATCCGGTTCGAACGAGGAAAGTTCGTCATAGCAGACCACATCCACGGATTTTTCACGGTAGTTTTTGGCGGCAGCGCCGCCCAGGCACCAGAAACCGACGCCCGATGAAAAGCGTTTCAGCGTGAGGGTATTATCACGATGTTTACGACCCAGCCATGGGGAAAGGTCTTTCAGGCATGGCACGTCCCTAATCGTCGTCTCCACGTGAGACTTCATAAAATCTTCAGCGGCAGAATCCGTGGGCTGAAAAAGCAGACTGTTTCGGGATTTATGCTCAATAAAATACCCGACCACCCCCAGCAACATCTTTGTATAGCCAACACGGGCAGATTTAATCAGATTAACAGTGCGGACCTGATCATTCCCCATACTGTTCATGATGGCGATCTGGAACGGCAGCGTTTTCCATTCGCCGTCACCGTATGAGGATTCTTTCGGCAGATAATAATACTGGTCAGCCCATTCAACTGCCGTCATCGGTACAACCCTGACCAGAGGCTGCAGCGCAACCGAAACGGCAGCCATCAGATTATTCAGTTGTTGCTCTGATATATTCATCCAGCAAATCCGGTAATTTATCCCCTGCCCGCGCACACTGATTTGCGCCCTTCGCAATAAGGGTTTTCAGATGGTCAAGATGACGTGGCGTTAAATCCGGGAACTGTCGCTGCATGGATAACGGAATAGAATCAAGCGTACTGGACAATGCCATCGCCAGCTTGCTGAGGGCGAAAACGCAGAAGTCTGAATCGATGAGCTTACCTTCGGTTACCTGATTTTTAAGTTTTTGAGCTACGGCCTGTTCTTCTGTCAGTTCAGCTCTGGCCCGAAGCAGCCTTTCCTCCAGATCGCCCCCGTCATCAGGTGTTCTATGATTGTGTTGTCGCCGCTCGCGATCTATCTCCAGTACAGTTTTAACGTCATAAAAAACTTCCCTCCCCCGACGCTCGACAGGAGGAACGCCCCATTTATCAAATGCCTGAACAGAGATACCGATGGAGGAGGCCATATCACTTTTATTCAATAAAAAGGCCATCTCCTCTCCATAAGTCATCGATAAAAAGCGATACAACAACCATGTGTTTTTACAAAACCATTTGATATCATTTAATTTTTTCACATTAATGACATCAAAGCACATCGTAAGGTTGTTGTATTTATTTTATTTTCACCTTACTTATCAATTAGATATACCAAACAATTAAACAACAACCACCCCCTCAAAAAATCTCATAAATAGCGAAAAACCGCGAGGTCGCCGCCCCGTAGCCTGTTGGATCGCCGGAAAGGACCCGAAAAACGAGAATAATTATCACTTACAGCAAGAATCGAATCTGATCTATTATGGTGCTTGCTATTATGTGCCGGCACAAGTGCGTCGTTTACCGTCATTTCACACAGAGGCATCATCAAATGAAAATCAGAAATATTCTCGCTATCTCCCTTGCAACATCATCCTTCAGTTGCCTGGCATTTAAATCCTCGCCCAATGTGCTACCAGGACCAACGAATCAACTAACTGCGGTAGAAAGTAAAATTATCGGACATTTTTATGCCCCACACAGTGCATTACCCGGAACAACCATCACAGGGACATGTGACGCCTCCCCCGTCCCGGGATGCACCTGTCCGTTTTGTACTATGCTGCGTAGCCAAAACCGATAACATCCGCATTTACCTGGTATTCCATGATGAGTTCACGCAGCGACTGATAGAGGAAGGAAAGATGGTTAGCAAAAGCAAGGCGCATTGCCGCCGCATGCTGCAGGCATTGCAACAGACGAGAGCAGGTATTTTTGACCAGTTGGAAAACTGCCAGCATACTTTGCCCGAGTATATCGCCATCTCATCGGAAACCAGTGCAACTCTTATTCATCGGGTTCCACTAGAGAAAAAGAAGAAATGAACAGTGAGGCGTTGTGTGGCATACAACGCCTTCTTCCATCATTCCTCGTCAGCCATGACAAAAATATAACCGCTGGCTCTTTCATTTTTCTCCTGCTTCCAGCCCCTCTCTACCTGGAAGCATCAGGGACGTGACGGCGTAAAGATAAATTGTCTCTTCACTCCCTGACAGGGACGATTCTTTTCAAATCGCCATTTCGCCATGGCCTTCACCACTTCATCACGAAACAAATTATGAGGCTCTGAGCGGAGAAAAACGATCCGTGTCACAGTCCCATCAGCACCAATATCGAACTTAACCTCAACCAGCCCCTTGATATAATTTGCTGCAGCATATTCCGGATATCGTGGATACACCGTCACTAATTGCCGGGGCTCATCAGCTTTTTGCTGCGAGCATCCCACTGCTAGGACAGATAACAGAAAAAGTAGTAAAAGGCGTCTTTTCATTTTTATTCCTACGGGTCTTATTCTGACAATATATCCTGTGTTCCAGACTGCCACATCACCACATCCTGTGCCATTATCTGACTCACATTACATACATCGCATCGGGATACAGTAGTAGCACTTTCTGTAATACAGCTTCCGGTTTCTTCCACCATCGCACCGGGATAAATCCGCGAATCATTAACGCGGTAAAAACCCGGTGTGCATCGTTTTTAATTATTCCCGCACACTCACGCAGAAGGAATTCCCCGTCGGGCTACGGTCATGGTTAATGCGGGAATACGGCGACGATACAGCGCAGCTAAAAGGGTAATGGACGGATAGACCGGTTTATTTCATTCTACAGGATTCTGAGTGTCCCCAACTCCCTCCAATCGTCTGAGCTCACCTGTGTAGTTTTAATTTTCATCAATCCATTTAACTATCGTTTAATTGTTGTCACATAGGATTCTGCCGTTTTTAACAATGCAGGATAATAAGATGAAAAAAATGTTGTTTTCTGCCGCTCTGGCAATGCTTATTACAGGATGTGCTCAACAGACGTTTACTGTTGGAAACAAACCGACAGCAGTAACACCAAAGGAAACCATCACCCATCATTTCTTCGTTTCGGGAATTGGGCAGAAGAAAACTGTCGATGCAGCAAAAATTTGTGGTGGTGCAGAAAATGTGGTTAAAACAGAAACCCAGCAAACATTCGTAAATGGATTGCTCGGTTTCATCACTTTTGGCATTTATACTCCGCTGGAAGCGCGGGTGTATTGCTCAAAATAATTGCATGAGTTGCCCATCGATATGAGCAACTCTATCTGCACTGCTCATTAATATACTTCTGGGTTCCTTCCAGTTGTTTTTGCATAGTGATCAGCCTCTCTCTGAGGGTGAAATAATCCCGTTCAGCGGTGTCTGCCAGTCGGGGGGAGGCTGCATTATCCACGCCGGAGGCGGTGGTGGCTTCACGCACTGACTGACAGACTGCTTTGATGTGCAACCGACGACGGCCAGCGGCAACATCATCACGCAGAGCATCATTTTCAGCTTTCGCATCAGCTAACTCCTTCGTGTATTTTGCATCGAGCGCAGCAACATCACGCTGACGCATCTGCATGTCAGTAATTGCCGCGTTCGCCAGCTTCAGTTCTCTGGCATTTTTGTCGCGCAGGGCTTTGTAGGTAATGGCGTTATCACGGTAATGATTAACAGCCCAAGACAGGCAGACGATGATGCAGATAACCAGAGCGGAGATAATCGCGGCTACTCTTCTCACTGATCTATCCCCCAACAGGCTAATGCGCTTTCCTGGTCACGACGAATAACCTGTCCGTAGCAGTTATTTGAACGTGTGCGGCAATCACGCCCACCGTCCTTAATCCACCAGCGAATCGACTCACAGGCACCTTTACGATCACCGGCATTAAGCCGCTTATAAAACGTCGACGGGAAACACTTACCGGGGCCAATGTTATAGGGGCAAAATGACGCGATACCCGCTTTTTGTGGTTCGGTCAGTGGTACTTTAATATTACGTTCCACCCATGCCAGCGCCTTATCACGTTCGATGGCGTTAACCTGGTCGCATTTTTCCTTCGACAGTTTCATACCGGGAAAAACGGGTTTTCCATCCACCATCGTGGCACCCCGACAGATGGTCCAGATGCCGGAACCATCACGGTATGCCGTTGTGTGGTTACCTTCTTTTTCGTCCAGAAACTGGTCAAGTATTTGAGGAGCAGACGCGCCTGCACCAATCAGCACTAGTACAGTAGCCGACAGGCTGTATCTGATTTTTGCGTTCATGGATATTTATCAGGATTTATCGGTTTCTGAACCCTGGATATGTTTATCTGTCCCGGCCTGTTGAATCAGGCAAGGAATAGTTAAATACAATAGAGAGGATTGTTTATGGACAATAGCACCATTTCTCTACAGGAGTTGCTCGACTGCATTTCCAGGCTTCGGGATGATGTAAATGCCCTTGCTGTCGCATTTTCATATCTGGCATTCTCAATTCCCAAGGAACAAATGCAACCAACACTGGCATCGCTCCAGCTTGAATCAATCAATCCCAAATGGTCCCAGCAACAACAAAATTCTTTCAAGTGGCTGGCGGTATTACTGGAGGAAAAATATGCTGGTGAAATTACCATTTCGGCGGAGTCTTCAGTGAACCAGTAATTCTTCCCGGCAGTTTTCCTTTGTAGGTTATCCACACACTCTGCGCCTCTAAAATTATGGGGCGCTTTTCCGGCGACTGCTCATCCCCTTCACATAACCCGGCTGCAACTTCCAGGAAGACCTGTCTGATGCTCCTTCTGGCTGCTGCCTCATAAAACTCCAGCGCGGCACCTTCAACACGGTCCAGCGAGATGTCCAGGTCAAAAATTTCACCGTCAAAGCGTTTTTTGTCCCTTAATGCTACAGTTACCGCAACTTTATTCTCAAAATTGCGGATCCCTTTCACAATCAGTTCATAGTTTTGTGTCATTGAATTACTCTCCCCGTGCAACCTTACGCTTGTCTTCTTTAATCTTGAAATAAAGGTTTGTCAGGTACGTCAGCAAGCCAAATACCAGACTACCCAGCACACCGATTGCAGCCCACTGTGACGGAGTTACTTTATCGAGTAACTGCAATGCCCAGAAACCAGCATTACCAGCCGATGTGCCATAGGCGATACCTGTTGTTAACTTATCCATTGATTTCATATCCTCACCCCGATGTACACAGATGGTGCAATATGTTTGAAAAGATCGGAGTCTATGGGGTAGTTTTTATAGCAAACGTTGTTCTCAACGGCGCTAAAAAACAGACACATTAAAAATGTGGGTAATTATTTTAAAAGAAAATCATATGTTAAATAATAATACGAGATATGTTTTCATATTTAGTGTACTGTATACGGCCATTTATACAGGAAAAGCCTATGTCAGAACGTAAAGACTCAAAATCACGCCGTAATTATCTCGTTAAATGTTCCTGCCCAAACTGCACCCAAGAGTCAGAACACAGTTTTTCAAGAATACAAAAAGGTGCCCTTTTGATCTGCCCTCATTGCAACAAAGTATTCCAGACAAATCTTAAAGCTGTAGCTTGATTGATTTTATTCGTAACAAGTATTTTTTATATTTTAATAACATATTTAAAGCAGATAATAAAAAACCCGCCTGAGCGGGTTTAATATTGTGGTACTTTTTGTGGGAGTCATCCACTTACGCACTTTGTTTTGCTATGCCAGCAGTTAGCTTCTGCTGTAAAACTATTCATGCAGCAAACCTGCACTTCACCACAATGGTTAGCATACTTTTCCTGATTAAGTTATTGCCAAATATGCTGGCCATTGTTTCATGTATTGGACCTCCTTACTATTTATTAAAGAGATCCAATATTCACCACTCTGTCTGTATCTCCACTCAGGCATCAGCCTTCTTCGTTATCGTATACAGACAAACTATGAATTTTAATCAGTAATTATGACATTTGCTGCTGCAGGACCTTTAGCACCACTCTCTACAGAGAAGGTAACCTTTTGACCTTCAAATAAGGTTCGATAATTATCATTCTGAATCGCAGAAAAATGCACAAACACATCTTTACTACCATCAACAGGAGAAATAAAGCCAAAACCTTTATCAGCGTTAAACCATTTTACTAAACCAGTCATTTTATTTGACATTCTACATTCCTTAACTTGAGCCTTTCGGCATAAATGGCTTGTATAACAGAAACGACTTCGTACTTAATTGGAGAGACTCAAAGAAGGAATAAGTGAATAACACCTGAAATGAGAACTGCTTTAGTAAACTACTTCGTATATCGTCTGTTCTTCAAACCGACGCAATCATTAACGCATAGTTGAACATATGAAGCAATGTTTATTTTAGACATCCAGCCATCTTCAACCCCATCAAAAAACTATAGCTTTCTTCAGGAACGTGTGTATAGTGCGCCAAGTTATCAGTATTAAGGAATTTTTTGTCCCGTAAAATGACAGGAATTCTCAAAACCTTTGACGGCAAAAGCGGCAAAGGTCTTATAACCCCATCCAATGGTCGTATCGATGTCCAGCTTCATGTTTCAGCGCTCAATCTCCGCGATGCAGAAGAAATTACCACCGGATTACGCGTGGAATTTTGCCGGATAAATGGCCTGCGTGGACCATCAGCTGCCAATGTTTACCTTTCATGAGCTATATTAAAGCTTTAACTTCAAGCCCCATCGAATCAAACATGGAGAGTTTTCATGAATAAACCCGTCTGTCTTGATGACTGGTTGATTGGCTTTAAAAGCTTATGCTGTACTTTGACCTTAATAGCTCTGCTAATAATGTAATAAGCAAACTCATTGTATCTATGGACATTGTACTGGAAGAAAACATTTTAAACATCAGGCAAAAAACAAAGTCACCCGATAAATAATAAGTAAACTAACATGAATCCCGTAATGAGATTCAACATCTCTATTACCCTATTTAAAGCACAAAAACCCGCTCATCAGCGGGTTTTCTACTTTTTCTTAACTTCGGGTATACAAAGCCCATCGTTGAAAAAATTTTATCCATATTTTTTGAAAAATGCAAGCATCACGTCGCCATCTTCGGCGAAAATCACTTATCTCGTCACCTTTCTCAATTGTGCTTCAGCGTAAGATTCCTCCTGCCAGCACTTTGTAACCAGTTTATCAATGACATTTGCATATCCTTTATACCACTGATAATCACTCAGGTCCGGTACCAGCTTCTGGACATGATGCCGCGCCAGTGTGGTTGGTAAACGACTAAACCGTTTTCCATTGCAACGCCCACAAATCTTATAAACAGGTGTGCCATGAAGCCGGGTCCTTTTTTCATCCAGGACAATACCTTTACCCTTACACCCTCTGCACGCTGTGCTGACTTCTCCCTTACCATGGCAATGCTGACATAGTTCCTTCACCCACTCTTCTTTGATAACAGATTCCCCGCTTCTGGAGTGTTTCACCACTTCGCGCAATACATTATGAAATCCAGTACCAGCACAATGCTCACAACGAGCCTTACTTGCCGCAGACCTGGAATAATCAGCAAAGGCAAAATTCACAAGGTAAGGAATAATCTGTAGCCGGGTTTCTTCACTCAATTTATTCAATGTCGGGTTATCCAGTGCCATCGCGTAATTGAGCAGACCTTCAATCGCAAACTGAGGATCCTGAACACCAACTTTTGCCAGGAATAAGGCAAACCCAAGCGGTGCTTTCGATTGCACCATCCCCTGCGCAGCCATCACATCCGTAATCGTTAAACCACCAGAGCCTGTCGCCGGTGCGTCATCACTCAATTTTGGAGATTTTGGGGAGTAATATTTTGGTAAGGCTTCAAGGTTCATGCTCGTTCTCCACTTACGCCAGTACGCCTATTGCCAGCGCACGATCGATAAAACGAAATATCAGCTCCAGCTGGGAGCCATACTTCTCTTCAAATGCCACGGTATCCGCATGCAGCTCGTCGTGATGCTTTCTGCACAAAGGCAACACAAAAAGGTCATGCGCTTTTGTACCCATTCCCCCCTGACCGTGGCCTATCAGGTGGTGGGGATCATCAGCAGGTTTTCCACAACATGCGCACGGCTGCGTCTTAACCCAGCGCGTGTACTTTTCATTAACCCAGCGGTGACGTTTTGGGCGTAACATAAAAGACTCCGGCGACTCCGGATCCACTTTCAGCGCCAGCACCTTTTTCGCCTTATCCTGGATGATGCTGGTGGCAGGAACCGAAGGCACAAGGTCACTTTCCCGGGTAACAGACGGCACAACAGGCTTCGGTAATCTCAGTGCCTTACGGGCTGCACTTTCCGGTAAGGCATCCGCCAGATCATTACGAATCAGCCACCAGCACAGTTCCTGCATTGTCACAACATGACTGTCATCAAAACCGAGATCCCGACGCACAACAGACAACACCCAGCGGGCACAGTTATCCGTTGCCATTGATTCCAGCCGTTCCGTGAACTGATCGCGCAGCTGGTTATCGCAGTGCCAGCACAGACGGATTGCGCCCGGAGCGTGTCGCATTGTTGTCATATTCTCGCTGTGCCAGTCGGAATGAGGCCACTGGCAGCCTTTTTCACGAAGTAACCAGCTTTCAAGACATTCCACGCCACCAGCACGACGGATCACTGCCTCATTGCGGAACACGGCCCGAACGGCAGGATCATCCGCCAGCGGTTGTGATGCCGCCGGAACGGCACCACTGGCGAAAGATGAATAACGTTCCGGCTCAGGCTCCAGCAGGACACGCCCCTGCATAAACAAGGGCATCAGCTCTGAACCTGGTCTGAACAATACGATCCCCATACGCGGGGCAATTTCAGGGGTCAGTAGTGCTCTCACGGTCACCTCAATGAACGGTATCGAGCAGCTTTAACAGCTCAGGGAATCGGGATTCGAAGAAATGCGGCTGCGTCTCGCGCGGATTTGCAGGACTGGTGATGTTCTTGCCGAACATGCAGCCTTTCGCGGTCAGCGACCAGAATTTTTTGATGTTGTTAATCGCGGTACGACTGTATCGTTCGCGTTGTTCAACGATCCCCAGCTTCGCCATCTGGTGATATGCCTGATTAGCCGTCAGGCGGATACCATACTGCTTCAGCAGTGCACTCAGCGACAGCGTAGGGCGGCTTGAACCATCTGGCGCATCAGCAGGTGCATCAATGGCATAGATCGGCATAAGTTCAGGAAGACCAGCTACCTTTGATAATTTCTGGTATGCACCAAGTTTCGAGGAGTTTGACAGATTTAGAGTCTTTGCTGCTGATTCAAGCAGAATGACCCCGGATTTAATTTTGTCGGATGTGGTTTCTTCTGGTGATGAATTATGAAGCGCATCAAAAGTACGTATCACTTTTAAGCTGAATGCCGGGCTGATCCACATTGCATATGCATAGACCAGCTCTTTACAGACATACGTCCCACCATTGCGCCCCTGAATGGTGATGACAGGAATACTACGGGAATCTCCCGTAGTTTCTTCTTCCAATAATTCCACAAGAGCCTTCGTTTCAGGACGACGCATAAACTCGTGAACTTCCAGCGAACGGGAGGAGCGATTCTCACCAGCGGCAAGAAGAGCAGCTTTCTGAAGGTCGTTAAGACAGTAGTTAGATTCGAAGTACTGGCGCACAGAAACGCCATCAATTACAAGCAACTGATTCATTGGTTTCTCCACAAATTTTTATCCACGAGCGGGACTGCACTCCCTTTTCGTTGATGCAGGATGAACTTACTGCGATTTTTAATAGTTATCAAGGATACACTGTTCATAAATACAGTATCTTTAACGAGGTAATACCCAAATTTAGGGTGTTGCTCAATTCCGTTACCGAGTTGCTAATTTGCAACTCGCTTTTTCGTACTTACTGATAGTGATCTCGACCTTCCCCTCCGGGATAACCGGTCCCCACTCCACCAGCATTCTTTTCACCTGACTGTCGTCTTCCCACACACCCGCGTGGGTCAGGGCGTCAAACAGCGCCTTGTTATAGTTGTCCAGATCGCGGATCCGGTTATCCGGAGGAAACAACACGATCTCCACTGAAGCAGGTGCCGACGTTGGTTTTGGCAGACGACGTAACTGCTCAACTATTGCTGCACACGCCGCGCTCTGGAATTTTCGCCCCGCCGCGCTTATCAGGCTCTTACCAGCAAACGCCCCTTTGTTGGGGTGTCGCCAGTACGTGTTCACGCTGGGCGGAAAAGGCAGGATCAGCTTCATACTTTCAGGCCCCTCTCATGTAACCAGTGGGCTGCACGCAGCCTGGCGTTTTCCTCACCGGCAAGCAGTGAGCGGATAATCCCGACCGCCTCGCTGTCGTCGTCCTTCACCACGGTATGAAGCGTGATCCCCCGGGCCACACCACGCTTTATCGTGATGACGCCTTTTTTCTCCAGTGCGCGAAGATGCTCCACCGCTGCATTCACTGAACGGTATCCCAGCATGGTTGCCACCTCCTGATTGGTTGGCGGGAAGCCACGTTCTTTCTGATAAGAAATCAGCATATCCAGCACCTGCTGCTGGCATTGAGTTAAAGTCGTCATGCCGCCATCTCCCTGACCAGTTTTTCCGCCTGCTGGCGAACCTGCGCCAGAAACGCCTCACCACATGCCTCAAGTTCATCGCGCCCGATGTAGCTGATTGCCGGTCCCTTCCAGGTCTTGTCGAAAACAGCAATAGCACCAGCGAAGAAAGCGCCTGTCGGCACCTGCTTCTCATCTTTCGGGATAAACCAGGCAGGCAGTTCAAAACCAATACGCCCGCGAATAAAAGCAATATGATCTGCATCTTCCGGCCACCACACTTCGCTGGTGGCAGCTTTGATCAGGAAAACATAGCGCCCGCCTTTATCACGCATGGCACTGGCATGTTTCATGATGTAACGCATGCCGGTGATGTATTGCCCCTCATGCTGACTGGCGCGGCTGTATGGGGGATTACCAAAGGCAGCACCTTTAAGCTCCGCAAGACGTTCTGACCAGTCATGCGCCAGCGCGTTGTCTTCCGCCGTGTAATACGCGGTACATTTGGCGTTATCACCGTCAGTAAACAGATCCAGGACAAACGGGCCAAACAGGGTGTTAATTCCCCAGAAAATGTTATCCGGCGTGCGCCACTGATCGCCCACTTCCTTCAGTTCATGGGCTGGTTTGTTCCGCAGCTCCACCAGCTCCTGGCAATATTTATTACTCATTAAGCCCCCACGTAATTCCCTGACAGATACCACTCATCACCCGATACAGCGCGCTTGCTGCTTTTCCGTAAGCACCGCTCACGACGTGCCAGAAAATTGTTTCGTTCTGGCTGGGAGTGGCTTTCACGGAATGCCGCCATCCACACGGTTGCAGCACGACGGTATAAGCCCCTGGACTCCAGTTCTTCAGCCTGGCGGGTCAGGCACAAAATCACCCGGGGATCGTTAGTGCCGACATAGAAATTGCGCACAGGTCTGGTTTCACGAACTGGTTGTGGTTCCGGCTCCTGCGCTCTCTCAGTCAGGCGCGGGAAATGTCTGCGTGTATATCCTTCACAACGGTGAGCCACACGCCCACTCTGACGTAACTTGCTTGCAGACTGCAGAACGCGCTGCCGTGAGTAACCTGCAAAAGCATCCGCAATGTCTCCGGAAGTACACCCCGGATGGGCTTCAATGAATTTCTGAACTTCATTCAAAAGACTCATGATTATCCCCTGAATCCTGCCGGGATCTGGCTGTAGTCCACGTTGTCGTAACTGGCTTTGAAGTACGGGTCCTCGCGTCTGGCTGCAGATACCGCAGGAACTTCCCAGGATTCTTCGAAATGACGATCCGGACCAAAGAACGTGACAGCCTGTTTCACAAATTGTGTGCCGCTGTTACCCATCGCAGATACCCAGCCCGCGTAGCGTTTCACACCTTCCAGCATGGTTTCGGGTTTTACCCCCTCATTCAAACGGGCTTTCCAGGCTTTGAAGGCTGCAGATTTTGAATTGCCACCAGCACGTTTGGGGTATGCCAGCCATGCCTGCTCAAACTCCGGAGAGTATTCCGGTCGGTTTGAACGAACTCGCACAGACTCATCAGCAGATGCACCAACAGCTATTGGTTCATTGACTGGTTCTTTGACTGGTTCAAAAGAGTGACTGGTTCTGGGTGAATCTCCTGCACCACCCCCTGGTGCAACTCCTGCACTACCTGGTGAATTTGCTGCACCAGATAGTGAATTATTTGCACTACCCCCTAGTGAATCTCCTGCACCATCAAGATGAAGGAGATAGATATTACTTGAGTTACCTTTTTCACCTTTCCGGGTGACTTTTTTTACCAGCCCGGAATCACAAAGGGCCGCAATATGATTCATCACAGAACGTTTGCTAATCTCGCACTGGTCAGCAATATGCTGGTAGCTGGGCCAGCACTCACCCTGATCGCTGGCATTATCAGCCAGCTTGATCAGAACCAGTTTTCGCAATGGATTACCCACTCGAATTTTCATCGCTTTAACCATCAGCTCCATACTCATGCTGCACCTCCGAGATGCTTCATGTTTTTTCCGGAGCAAAAGGCTATAAGCGGCATACTGATGCGGTAATTACGGCCCAGCGGTTCACAAATCACCTTCTGACATTCACGGTCAACCAGGCTAACACGTAGAACATGCCCTGCAGGCGTGGTGTACCACTGCCCAACTGTAGGAATTGATGTTTTTTTACGCTGAAGCAAACGGCAAATATTGAGGATCAACGGATTAAGCATGACGATGCCCTCCGCTGATATTCAGGAGACGGTGAATATGAAAATTAGCCTTATCCGCCAGACGAATACGTTCAGCCTGCAAGTTAAGAAGGGTTTCTACCAAAACCTGATGCGCCTGCGGATCCGAAAGAGTTACCTTGCGCAGAGCACGTAGTGCAGTTGTTACATAACTGAGTTTATGTAAGTCTTCATCATTCAGACGAGTGAGGGCTGGGACAGTAGCCATGATGGCAGCCTCCGATAACAGTGAATTACCTTCACCACCGGAAACGCCAATTTCGCTGGTGGTGAACTGAACGGGGTTGGCGTAACCGGCGTTATCGGAAACCGGCGCACCTTTCGGTGCCCCCGTCCAGCCCACCATAATTTGGGTGTGCACAGACGCAGACGATAAAAAAGACGCTGGCGCGTCATATATCGCCGATAACATTTCCAGGACGCCAATCCCGTCACCCGCTTTATAAGGTGCCTGAACAGTGTAACGTCCCGGAATGGCAGAATCAATGTGCTGGTGGTCCTTCACACTCAACAAAATCACGCCTGAATTTCCACAAAGGACTAAAGCACTCATGCGGGTAGTCTTTGCGAAGATAGATAACGCGCTGTGTTTCTGGTTCCCAACGAATAACATGGACATAAAGCCCTCTTCCGTCACGAAACCAGCGGTTAAGTTCCCGCACAACTCGCCCCCCACAGTCAGGTAAAGTTCTCTGTGGTTACTTACAGCCAGGTAATTTGGTAATCTGCATTCATGCCGTAACAACAGGTGTTCAGCGACACTGACCACCAGCTGTTGCGACAAACGGTTATTTGCCGTTAAACTGTTCATGCGTTAGTTTCTCCACAGACACAAAACGCCACGACGCCCGGAGCTGCACACTCGCGGGCGTCACTCTTTTCTGGAGCGCAAAAGATTTTGTAGACCAGTGCTGCATGCTCTTGGAGCTTCGAAATTGACAGATACAACTCATCATTAATTGCTGTCTGCTCGTGTGGCTCCACGACCCCATCTTCGATTGCCGAACGAATCTGCTTTGAGTAATTCCCGATCTGTTCGATGACTTCCAGCAGGCGCTGGTTTATATCGGCGTTCTCTACTTCCTCAATTTCAGGAAGCGATACGAACACCCCACCAGCAGACTGTGCGACAGCATCCGCAATGTAGTGAGTGCCAGCCGCGCGCTGTAAAACCATTGCCCATCCCAGCGGGAAAATCTGATCGCCATCGGCACGAAGGCGGTTAAATAATGCGTTCTCTGTTACATCCAGCCAGTCAGCTGCTTCAGCGTAACCACCCGGCAACGCTGCGATAGTTTTTCTGACAGCTTTCACGTACCACTCAGGCTGTTTTTCTACTTTCCAGTGATACTTACCCACGGTTAGCCTCATCGTTCTGTGGTTAAAAATTGAAGGTGTTCTGTTAATCTTTCGGATAGATATCCGGTCTTAAGTCAGATTTCGTAATTGCACCTGACGTGCATTGCTCAAGTTTTTTCGCCAGCACAAAACTGGCTTTTTTATAACCATTGAAAACCAGCCGTAAGTAGCCAGGTGTTGAGCCAACTTTTCCGGCCAACTCGCCCTGCTGTTCTTTGGTTAAAGAGTCCCAATACGCTTTCATACAATATGTACCTCCGGTATACATATTACATGATTGAAATGAACCTTCAAGATACTTGTACCTTATCGGTACAAAGGTTTTAATTTCGTTATGAAAACAATCCATGACATCCGGCGGTCTAACGCCAGAAAACTGAGAGATGGTGTTGGCGGAAATTCATCCTTTGCCACCATGATTGATCGCGAGCCAACCCAAACCAGCAGGTTTATGGGGGATGGCGCTACTAAAAATATCGGTGACAGCATGGCACGGCACATCGAAAAATGTTTCGACCTGCCTGTCGGATGGCTTGATCAAGAACACCAGACAACGAACATCACAAAAAAACCTGATGTTTCAATCACTAACAAACAAATAACGTTAGTCCCTGTCATATCATGGGTACAGGCCGGAGCATGGAAAGAAGTTGGCTATTCTGAGGTTGATTTGAGCACAGCAGAAACGTATCCCTGCCCTGTACCCTGTGGCGAAATGACTTATATCTTGCGGGTGATTGGTGATTCAATGATTGATGAGTACCGCCCTGGAGACATGATTTTTGTTGATCCCGAAGTCCCTGCCTGCCACGGTGACGACGTTATTGCATTGATGCACGATACAGGCGAAACCACCTTCAAGCGATTGATAGAAGATGGAACACAGCGTTATCTCAAAGCATTAAACCCAAACTGGCCTGAGCCTTACATTAAGATTAACGGTAATTGCTCTATAATTGGTACAGTGATTTTCTCGGGAAAACCAAGAAGATACACAATAAAGGCCTAATCAATATTTATGAACCTGCTTCGGCAGGTTTTTTTATACTTGACAATGTACCCATGAGATACATAATGTATCCAAAAGAAACATGAGGCAGGCAAGATTCAAACAAAATTTGGTTGTAACACGGCGTATGGCACATGCGTCGTTAGCGGTCTGGGGACGTTAAAGGGGACAATCCACTTCTTGCTCGGGCAAACAAACCAGGTAGCCGGAATGTGCAAGTCAATGATGATGCTGATAAGACGCCTAACCAGCGTGGCGATCCGGTTTGACGCCTGGGAAGAGACCAGGGTGCAACGATGAGGGCATTTATGGAGCCGCGACAAAGTGTGGTGCCGTAACTGGCTAAGTGCTCTCAGCGTTGTGGTAATCCGCGAAATGGCGCGGCGGTAAGTATGGCGGGGTTACTCTTTCCCCGTTGAGGACACCGGATTGTCAGGTTGACCATACGCCTGAGTGACAACCCCACCACAACAGCCACTGCTTTGGCGGTACCAGTTTGTACACTTGCTTCCGGCTGGTACCGCTCTTTTTACAAAACAGAGAAGAGCATCACCGGACGACAGGCTCATAACCCAATCCATCCGGGCGGCTGCCACCGCAGGTGTTCTTCTCTGTTTTGTGGAGAAACCAACCGACCTTGCAGGGTCGATATGATGAGGAGCAGCAAAATGGCTAGCGAACGCAGTACTGATGTGCAGGCATTTATCGGGGAGCTGGACGGCGGCGTATTTGAAACCAAAATCGGCGCAGTTCTCAGTGAAGTCGCTTCCGGTGTGATGAACACGAAAACCAAAGGTAAGGTCTCACTCAACCTGGAAATCGAACCATTTGATGAGAACCGTGTGAAAATCAAACACAAACTCTCATATGTTCGCCCGACTAACCGCGGGAAAATTTCCGAAGAAGACACCACCGAAACGCCGATGTATGTCAATCGCGGTGGTCGCCTGACTATTCTGCAGGAAGACCAGGGACAATTACTGACTCTTGCCGGTGAACCTGACGGAAAACTACGCGCAGCAGGTCATTAATATCGTTCTTAATTAACTGATTATTTATCTCATCACTGAATATCTTTATATAGTGAGGACTTATTATGTCTCAGAACTTAGACGCAACCGCAATTAATCAAATCCATGCCCTTATTTCTGCTCAGGGTGTTAATGAAATTATCAGTAAGATTGGTGCCGATGCTGTGGCATTGCCTGAGAATTTCCGCATTCATGATCTGGAAAAATTTAATTTAAATCGCTTCCGTTTCCGTGGTGCGCTTTCCACTGCCAGCATCGATGACTTTACCCGTTATTCTAAAGATCTTGCAGATGAAGGCACCCGCTGCTTTATCGATGCTGATAATATGCGTGCCGTCAGTGTACTTAACCTGGGTACTATTGATGAACCAGGTCACGCAGATAACACCGCCACTCTCAAACTGAAAAAGACAGCACCGTTCTCTGCCCTGTTGTCTGTTAACGGCGAGCGTAACTCCCAGAAGTCACTGGCAGAATGGATTGAAGACTGGGCCGACTACCTTGTGGGCTTTGATGCTAATGGTGACACCATTCAGGCAACAAAAGCGGCTGCGGCAGTCCGTAAAATCACGATTGAAGCAAACCAGACCGCTGATTTTGAAGATAATGACTTCAGCGGCAAACGCTCCCTGATGGAATCTGTCGAAGCGAAGACCAAAGACATTATGCCAGTGGCATTTGAATTTAAATGCGTTCCGTTTGAAGGTCTGAAAGAACGTCCGTTTAAATTACGCCTCAGCATTATCACTGGCGATCGTCCTGTACTGGTTCTGCGCATTATTCAGCTGGAAGCGGTGCAGGAAGATATGGCTAACGAATTTCGTGATCTGCTTGTTGAGAAATTCAAAGACAGCAAAGTAGAAACCTTTATTGGTACTTTCACCGCCTGATTTCATTACTGCAAATGCCCCTGCGGGGGCATTTATGGAAACGTAATTAACTCAATAATCACCGGATGGTGAGGGCTTCCTTTTACCCAAACTCAGCGCGGTGCAGCGCATATACGTGGAGAACAAAATGTCATTTATTAAAACTTTTTCCGGGAAGCATTTTTATTATGACAAGATAAATAAAGACGACATCGTGATTAACGATATCGCGGTTTCCCTTTCAAATATCTGCCGCTTTGCCGGTCATCTTTCTCACTTCTACAGTGTCGCCCAACATGCGGTGCTTTGCAGCCAGCTGGTGCCGCAGGAATTTGCTTTTGAAGCGTTAATGCATGATGCAACAGAAGCGTATTGCCAGGATATTCCCGCTCCACTGAAACGCCTTCTTCCTGACTATAAACGGATGGAAGAAAAAATTGACGCCGTAATCCGTGAGAAATACGGGTTACCCCCAGTTATGAGTACGCCCGTGAAATATGCCGATCTTATCATGCTGGCAACCGAACGCCGCGATCTCGGGCTTGATGATGGCTCTTTCTGGCCTGTACTGGAAGGCATCCCGGCAACAGAGATGTTCAACGTGATTCCACTGGCACCGGGTCATGCCTACGGGATGTTTATGGAACGTTTTAACGATTTATCGGAGTTACGCAAATGCGCATGAATGTTTTCGAAATGGAAGGGTTTCTTCGCGGGAAATGTGTACCGCGAGATCTGAAAGTGAATGAAACAAATGCTGAGTACCTGTTACGTAAATTCGACGCGCTTGAAGCTAAATGTGCGGCACTGGAAAACAAAATAATACCAGTGTCAGCTGAACTGCCACCAGCAAATGAAAGTGTTCTGTTATTTGATGCTAATGGAGAAGGCTGGCTGATTGGCTGGCGTTCTCTCTGGTACACCTGGGGACAAAAAGAAACCGGAGAATGGCAGTGGACATTTCAGGTCGGGGACCTTGAAAACGTCAATATCACTCACTGGGCAGTAATGCCAAAAGCACCGGAGGCTGGAGCATAATGACCACATTTACCAATAAAGAACTGATTAAAGAAATCAAAGAACGAATCAGCAGCCTAGAGGTTCGAGACGATATTGAGCGCCGTGCTTATGAAATCGCACTCGTATCTCTGGAAGTAGAGCAAGATGAACGCGAAGCCTATGAATTATTCATGGAAAAGCGTTTCGGTGACTTAGTAGATCGTCGGAGAGCAAAAAACGGCGATAACGAATACATGGCATGGGATATGACTCTCGGTTGGATCGTCTGGCAGCAACGAGCTGTTATCCATTTTTCAACAATGACACAGCAAGAGGTGAAATAATGGAGCCATACAGCCTCACACTCGATGAGGCCTGTCAGTTTCTTCAGATATCCAGACCAACCGCCACCAACTGGATACGAACAGGCCGCCTACAGGCAACACGTAAAGATCCAACCAAGCCAAAATCTCCTTACCTCACAACACGGCAAGCCTGCATTGCGGCGCTTCAGTCTCCGCTGCATACTGTCCAGGTGAGCGCGGGTGATGGCATAACAGAGGAAAGAAAATGTCACTCTTCCGCAGAAATGAAATATGGTATGCCTCGTATTCGCTCCCGGGCGGGAAACGAATTAAGGAATCTCTTGGCACAAAGGACAAGCGGCAAGCTCAGGAGTTGCACGACAAGCGAAAAGCAGAACTCTGGCGAGTAGAAAAGCTAGGGGATTTACCTGATGTCACTTTTGAAGAGGCCTGCCTAAGATGGCTTGAGGAAAAGGCTGATAAAAAATCTCTCGATTCAGATAAAAGCCGGATTGAGTTCTGGCTTGAACATTTTGAGGGTATAAGGCTTAAAGATATCTCGGAGGCAAAGATTTACTCTGCTGTAAGCAGAATGCATAACAGAAAGACGAAAGAAATATGGAAACAGAAAGTTCGGGCCGCCATCAGGAAAGGTAAAGAACCGCCTGTTTATGAACCAAAGCCAGTATCAACTCAGACAAAGGCAAAGCATCTTGCCATGATAAAGGCCATTCTCCGTGCTGCAGAACGCGACTGGAAGTGGCTGGAAAAAGCGCCTGTCATCAAGATACCAGCGGTCAGAAACAAGCGAGTCAGATGGCTGGAAAAGGAGGAAGCAAAACGCCTTATTGATGAGTGCCCCGAACCACTGAAATCTGTCGTCAAGTTTGCGCTGGCAACTGGTCTGAGAAAGTCGAACATCATAAATCTGGAATGGCAACAAATCGACATGCAGCGACGAGTTGCCTGGGTGAATCCAGAAGAGAGCAAATCAAACCGCGCCATTGGTGTGGCGCTGAACGATACCGCCTGTAAAGTGTTGCGTGATCAAATAGGCAAGCATCACAAATGGGTGTTTGTACATACCAAGGCGGCTAAGCGAGCAGATGGAACATCAACGCCTGCGGTCAGGAAGATGCGCATCGACAGCAAGACATCATGGCTATCAGCTTGTCGTCGTGCAGGAATTGAAGATTTCCGTTTCCATGACCTCAGACACACCTGGGCAAGCTGGCTGATTCAGTCAGGCGTCCCATTATCAGTGCTTCAGGAAATGGGCGGATGGGAGTCCATAGAAATGGTTCGTAGGTATGCTCACCTTGCGCCTAATCATTTGACAGAGCATGCGAGGAAAATAGACGACATTTTTGGTGATAATGTCCCAAATATGTCCCACTCTGGAATTATGGAGGATATAAAGAAGGCGTAA